ACGCATGAGGAGGCCACGCAGTTCTCGCATCACGCGGACGATTATAATTTTATGGCTCGTATTGATCCGCACTCGTTTGATAGTGTGTACTTGCATGATATTACGAATGACTTTATGGGCAGGCTTGGCGATAATAAGTTGGCTCGCTATACGCTTGGCGCTGGATACCTTATGACGTTTGCGTTTGAGTCTAATCTTCGCGCCGCTATGTACCGCGAGGTCGCGCTTCGTTATCCGGGCTTTAAGACGCTTATGAATTCTCCTGAGATGCAGAAGTTGGCTAAGGAGGGCATTCCCGAGTTGGGTTTTAAGGAGGTTAGTCCGTTTCAGGCTACGTTCCGCGCCTTGTCTGACCCGCAGAATACGCGCTTCTATGATCCTAACTTTATGCCCGAGGTTAAGTATACGGCTGACGGAGTTATGGGTAATTATCGTGACTTTTCTAAGACGGAGCGTACAATTCGTAATTATCTGGTGCCCTTTTATGCGTGGCAGCGCCACTCGGCTCTTTATACGTATCGCTTGTTTAAGGAGCGCCCGCTTCAGTTGAACGCATTTTACCAGTTAGGTAACTATGGTTTTGATCGTACTGTTGCTAATGGAGGTACCTTGCCCGAATGGGCCTACGAGTCCGTTCCGATGCCTAGCGAGTTGGTGAATATTCTTCAAATGGACCCGACTCGTGACAATAGGATTAACTTGTCTAGCATTAACCCGTTCTCTACGTTTACGGCCACGACTACCCTTGCGGCTAATATGTTTGGCGGACAGAGTTTTGTGCAGTCCGCTGGTAACGTGTTTGATATGCTTAATCCGTTTATTTCTACGGCAGTGGCTAATCAGACGGGCGTTGATCCTCGCACTGGCATTCCTCTCACGAAGGACGAGAAGAATAAGGGCATGATTGAGGCTTTTCTTGGTACGTTTGAGAGTTTTCCTGCGATTGCGCGTATTACTAATGGCTTTAAGAGTGATATTGAGTTGAATCAGTTGCGCGGCAAGGAAGACCCGATGGATGTCTTTGTTGATCCTACGAATCCTGAGTCTAAGTTGAGCGTGCCTAAGGATAAGTTGAATCAGAAATTTAATACGCTTAGTCCGGCTGGGCTCTTTAATGCATTTGCTCCGGTTAAGGCGCTTAGTCTTGATCCCGAGGCAATGGTGGCTAATTATAAGAAGCAGGCTGCTAAGCGGGGCATTAAGTTGTCTGCGTCTGGGTGGACGGACACGGCCCTTCAGAAGCACACTAAGGCCCTTGTGGAGTGGAAGCGTATGGCGGATTGGATTCAGCATTATTGGATTCCCGCGTACGGTAAGCAGTATCCTGATGTGGCTCAGCGCGTTATGGCCGAGTTGTCTAAGGAGATGCCGGACTTGCCTAAGAATTATCCGCCCGAATTGTATGCACAGGTCATGGGAGGAGGTACCCAGTGAAAATTAAGAAGCGTAAGTTAGATTTGGCTAAGTGGAAGGCGGGTCAGCGGATGGAGTATCCTCCCTCTGGCCCGAAGTATGTTGCTCCGACAGTGTTGGGTAAGGTGAGTGTGAAGTGAGTGGTGATGATATTTCTGTGATCCTTCACCGTTTGGATGAGATGGCTTCTCGCTTGGAGCAGATTCACGAAGAGGTGCGGCGTACGAATGGCCGAGTTACTGAGTTGGAGATTCAGGAGGCTTGGTGGAAGGGTAAGGAGGAGGCTAAGCGCCCATATGGTACGGTTATTACTACGGTTGTTGCGTATGGTCTTCTTGCGGTTATTGCTTGGTTTGTCGGGAAGAGCGTTTAGGAGGCAGTATGAGTTATGTTTTTGGTTCGAGTAAGGCTAGCGCGTACTTGACTCGGAAGGAGCGCTTGGCTCAGCGCGTGACTGATCCTAAGGACCCGGTTAAGGGCAAGCACGCTCCGTTTGAGTCGAGTATTAATAAGACGCTGGGCTTGTCTCATATTCTTAATGATGACGAGTATAATATGATGAGAGGAAGGAAGTACTGATGGCTAAGATTTTACCTAGTCTGGACGCGATTAAGCCGAGTGCTGGGGAGGACGAGCCGAAGCCTACTAAGTCGCTTCCGGTTATTCTTCAGGACTTGCTTAATGCTTCGTTTATGTTGTATTTGAAGGCGCACAAGTATCATTGGAATGTTACTGGTATGAACTTTCAGCAACTTCACGAATTGTTTGGCGAGATTTATGAGGACGTGTTTGGGGGGATTGATCCTCTGGCGGAGAATATTCGCAAGTTGGGCGTGATGGCGGATGTTAGTCCGGGCGCTGGAGTTGGGGCTGCTACGAGTGATACGGCGATGATTTCGGATCTCGTGGCGGCTAATGATAGTCTTATTGTTATGTTGAAGGATGCCGAGGAGGCTGCGTGCTATTATGAGGAGGAGGCGATTGCGAATTTTCTTGCTGATCGTCTTGGCATGCAGCAGAAGTGGGCTTGGCAGTTAAAGGCCTGTTTGGGCCGTTAGAAAGGAGGGACTATGCCTCAGTTTGATATGGGTAGTCGTATGGACGTGGGGAGTGCTTTGTCTCGCGCGGCTGGTATTACGGCTGCGTCTCGTGGTGGTGGTAAGGCCATGGAGGACACGAGCGCTTCGGAGGATAATTCGAGTAATCCGTCTAAGTTGGCTTATTGGGTGCTTCAGGCTAATGGTCGTAAGAATGCTGCTTACACGATGTGGAAGAAGTATAAGCGTGGCGGTCGTACTAAGGGAGGTAACCTGTGAATTGGCGTGAGATTGGTACGCGAGCCCTGTTGACGTTTGTGCAGGCGTTTCTCGCGGTTATTATGGTGCAGGGCGTGGATTCGGTGTCTTCGTTTGAGGATGTTAAGCCTGCTCTGATTGCTGCCGTTGCGGCTCTGCTCTCGATGGTGTATCGTGTGGTGCGAGAGTATCAGTCCTCGAAGGGTTACGATTCGGAGGCCTAATTATGCTTTTGCGTCCTGATACTAGAAGTCGGTCGGAGGTTATTACTAGGCGTAAACGTAATGCTATTGAGGCTGCTAAGTCTGGACGAGAAGCGGCGTTTGGTAATCGAAAAACTCTTACAGAAGCGTTTGTTAATAATTATAATGCGGATCTTGCAATGCGAACGCCATTGCCGGGGGACACTAAATGGAATGAAGAAATAAACAAGTACACAAGTGGAGGCCCTATTGGCCGTGCTTTTGGCTCGGTTGTTGCGCCTTTAGCAATGATTCCAAACGCGGCTATGCGAGTTATGGGACAGGCTTCGGAAGATAATTTGCCTATGGAGGCTATGAATTCGCCTCTTCGTAATGCAATGGACCCCAAAGAGCGGGCGGCTTTTGATGATACTATTACAAGTTCAATGGCTATGGGTATGGTTGGTAATGGTCCGGGAGCGGTTGGTAAGGCGGGTAAAACGGTTTTGGGCGAACTTATTGATGCTGCGGAGGCGCGAGCCACAAAAAACAGTTCTTCGGCTAAAAAGAAAGTTAGTAATACGGTTCAGTATCTACGAAACGCTGCAAACGAGGGCCTTATTGATCCGGCGTTTCTTGCTAACATTGAACATACTGGAGCCCCATTATTTGGCAATGTCCGAGAGGCGGCTAGTATGGTAGAGGCGCTTGATGTTCCTGTCTATTCTAGTCTTGCAGATGCTCCCAAGAGAGGACGTGTTATTGCTAAAGAGGGTAAAGAGAGGGTGATTCGTGAAGGCGGGGATTTGATGTCTTTGGCGGGTTATCTTCTTGGGGCTAAATATCCGGGTGTTACGGCTGCCACTAAAGACTTCAGCCCAGAAGTTCTTAAGTATAATGCTGAAGAGACATTGCGCCGAGGAGAGCACCTTTTTGGCGATATTCCTGATATGCTTCATCCGATGCGGGCTTTGTTTTATCCGCAAGTTAATGAGCAGTTCCTTAAGCCGTTGTCTGAGGCTACCGGCCATAGTGTTGATACTATTTCTCAGATTGGCGCTTCTTTGAGTCCGGGTAAAAAGGTTCCCATGGAAATGGCGCAGACAATTGAGTTTGCTAAACGCCTTTCTAATGGCGGTTGGGGTATGCCCATCGAAGAACTTACTAAGGGCTTACTCGATATGAAGTTAGGCCAAAAGGCGCAACAGGGGGCCGAGTGGATTTTAAGGCACGGATTAAATCCTCAGCACCTTGATATGAATCTCAGAGACCTTAAAAAGATTCGTGCTTATGCGTATAATAAAGCGCGGCCTTTTGAGCATATTCTTGAGGGGCTTGATATTCCTGCCTATACGCTTGATATTCATCAGCGCAGGGGCCTTGGTTTTGCTGAGGACGCTTTTCCAGAAGGACTGCGTTATGGTAGGACGGTTTCCACTATTGCTGAGGGGGCTGCTAAGGCGGCTGATTCTGTTGAACGACAGTTGGTTAGGGCGGGCATTCCTCTTGAAGAGGCTCGTAAACTGGCTAAGTTGCCTAATGTTCAACAGTCCGTTCTTTGGCATGATGTTAGAAATAGTTTAGGAGACGCTTTAGATCGTATGTTTTAGGGGTACAAAAAGGGGGCCGAAAGGCCCCCTTTTCATTGCTCCTAAATTATTCTAGCACAACTATGCCTTAATGTCAACGACCTCGCAACCATCAGCGCTACAGGCCAGCGTCTGAGACGAGTCAGTATTATCCTCCAACTCGTACTCTGCAAGGCCAGCCCAGTCAATACTATTAGGGCTACGCTTCACGAGGTCCTCGTACGTGTCCTTGTCGATGCTCTCGTACGGAGCCTGTCGATACGTGTGGTCGCTCTTCGGGAGGAAGGAGATACCACTCACGTCGTCAAAGTGATCGTAGACCCACGCTCCGACCTCCATCCACTCGTGCTCTGCTACGCTAACCGTGATGCTAGGCTTGTGCTCGCACCAGTGCTCCTGATACGCGAGCCAGAGTTCCAACTGGTCAATGGCCGTCATGTCGTCCGTCACGATAGCGCCCTTAGGGCTCTTGATCGGGAAGTCAAAGACAACGACCTCACTATTAGTAACGTCGGGCTCGTTTGGAACGCCAGCGTCCTGTAGGAAGCGCGTGAGGGGATCGCTAATGCCTCCGCGGACGCGACGAATATAATAGGGCGAGTATCGAGCGTGAATGCCGCTAGCGCTGTCAACTAACTGAGACACGGTGCCGCTAGGCTTGACGCACGTGATGGCCGTGCTCTGATTGACGCCTACCTTCTTCGAGTACTCCGCGTTAGTCTGGACAGCCGTGCGCCTAAACTCGGGCAAGAGATTTCCCAACTGGTACGTGCCCTTACCCGCGAGCGAGCGGTTATCGAGAATGCCGGTAAGCGAAACCCCGAGGAGGCGCTCCTCTTCAGTGTTCTGCTTCCAAATCTTGCGGAGATACTTAAAGTCCGTGAGAGTGGACTGGAAAGTACCGAGAATCGTAGCGAGCCGAATCTTACGCTTAAGATCCTCGGGGGTGTCCTCTGCGCGTACGACAACCTCTGTGAGATTACAAAACTGATGCGGCCTGAGAATAATCTCGCTGCATGGGTTCGTACCAAAATTATGCTCATACTCGCGCCTACCATTCTTCGCGGCCTGCTTCTTTGAGGCCTCACGATTGAAGATACCACGCTCGCCACTCTTCGACTGGTACAGGCTAAGCCACTCTTCCATGAAGGCGTCCATGCCGGGCTTCTCCGTGTACGCTACCGAATTGTTAGCAAGCGAGCGCTGAACATTGTCTTCCCACCACTGTCCAGACTTTGCATTACGCATACGCCCGTCTGACAGGTTTGACAGACTGATGAGGGCCGAGCGGCGAACACCACCGACCACGACCACTTCAGCAATTTTACATACAAGATCATGACACTCCAGACTGTTGAGGCGACGACCAGCAGCATTCTCAAACATCTTGACCGTGAAGAGGAAGAGGTCCTCTAGGGGCTCTGGCCCACTAGCGCGACCACCGAACGTCTTGAGGCGACTGCCAGCGGGACGAATCTTAGAGAGGTCCCACTTCGGCTTCTGTCCTGCGTAGAGGAGGCTGATGAGTTCTCGGAGAGCGCGGGCCCAGCCAGCCTTAGAGTCCTCTACCGTAATCATCGTCGTAGAGTCCTCGAAGTGCTCGTTTACGATGGGCAACTGGTTGATGTCATCACGCTCTACGCTAAAGCCCACTCCAACGCCATTCATGAGGATGTAGAGGATCTCGTCGAAGCAGCGCGGGTGATTGATTGGCGTGTATGAGCAATTATAGCCTGCCACGTTCTCTCGCATGAGGGCGTCACCAGCGGTCATGAGGCAACGCATGCTTGGCATGACCTCTAGGCCAATGATCGCGTCGAGCAGTTCGGCCTTCAACTCTGCGGGCATCTTATAATTATTCTTTACCGCGAGGTGCTTCTCCATGAAGTCCACGTAGCGACTGACGGTCTCGGGCCAGTACTCTCGGCGCTGCTCCGTATCGAGCCACCTAGCGTAGCGGCTTGTTGCGATAAAGGTCTGATAGTCGGTGGGCAGGTTAATCATTCTTCTCCTTCAACTTGCGAGCCTGACGAAGGGCCTTTGCCTGCATCTTCTTAGCCCCTCGCTCTAAGCGCTTCTGCTTGTTTGCCTCTAACTTGTTTCTCTTTGTGCTTCCAATGACGGACATTATATCATATTCTCTTTCGTTTGTATAGGCGCGGAGGGACTCGAACCCTCACACCTCTCGGCAACGGTTTTTGAGACCGTCGTGTCTACCAATTCCACCACGCGCCCATGCGAGAGGTGGGACTCGAACCCACAAGCCTTTCGGCAGCGAATTTTAAGTCCGCCGTGTATGCCAGTTCCACCACTCTCGCTTATCATCCGCGGGAGCGAATCTTCTTTCCGCGAGCCCCGTATCCAATCATCTCGGGCTTGCCGCGCTGCACAAACCAGTAGCCATTGCACCAGTTCGGGTACGTTGTCGTGCCCTGTAGGTACTCGGTCTGCGAGATATTGAAGAAACCTCCGAGTTCTCCCACGATGAAGGAGCCGCTAGCGTCGTAGCCCATGGCGCAGTGATGCGTGTGCCCCGTGAGTACGTGGCACTTGTAGACCTCTGCAATGTTGATCGGGTTGCTGAGCGGATTCTTCGAGTAGGACGTGGGGTGAGCAATCAGGTAGCGCTCTCCGTTGCTATTCAGGTACACGTGGTCGAGGTTCGTAAACTTCAACTTACACTGGCCGAGTTCGATTCCCATAAAGACTTCCTTCATGGCGGACACGAAGTCCTGACGATACTCGGTGCTCTTGACGTACCTATAGTCGTGGTTGCCCTTGAGGAACACGATGTTGTTGAAGTTCTTGGCAAGGACTTCCATCAGTTTGCGAGCCTCGAAGACTTCCTTCTCGATGCCAGCGCTCTTCTGCTTGGGATAGTACTGCGAGAGGCTGTCGCCGTTCAGGTAGTCGCCAGCGATGATGAGGTTTGTCATGTTTCGTTCCTGCGCGTCGTCTAGGAACTTGTTTACGAGTTTCGCGTCGTAGAGCGGCACGTGCCAGTCAGCGGTGACGGCCCAGTCTCCCCTAAGGTTCAGGGGCTTGTCTAGGCCAAACTCGAAGCGCTTCATATCGGTAGTGTCTACTCTCATGCGAACACTCCATTCATTACATTTGTTACAAAGTGCAGGCCCCGGTCGAGTCGGCGGTGTACCTGCATTTTTGTAATCTTGTTCTTCTCTGCCTGTCCTTGGATGCTGTTACCCATAGCGAATACGCCCATCATGGTTTCGTACGTTATAGGGTTCTCCTGCTTCAGGCGCTCTAGTGCGTTCTGTAGGTCTAACTTCATGTCAGAGTACTCGACAATATCAGACTCGACTAGCACGAAGTAGTTTCGTAGCATGTTCTCGACTGTCTCACTCTGGTACTGCATTGTTGAGGATGTCCTCGTAGGATACACTCTGGTATCGGGTTAGCCTCTTGGTGTATCTGATCCAGTTCTTCATCCGGTTATAGATTGCGGTGCTTACCATTTGCTGGTCCGGGTTGGGATAGATATTCCAGAGGGCGATCATGCCTTCTTGGTATAGGTCGTCATACTCTGCCGCCTTGGAGAATTGCCACGCGGCCTTTGATACAAGCGGTTCGTAGTCCTTGGCCCAATCAGCGAATTCCTGATTCGGGCTGTCCATTAAAAGATGTCGTCGAAGGAAGAGGTCTCGTCCTTGGCGGGCTTCTCACTGGGAGCGCTCGTCTCGGAGGACGCCACGCCGTCAGCAGCGATACGCACGAGGTACGAGGCCGAGAGGTTGTGGTACGTGGTCTGGGCCCCGTTCTTGTCCTGCCCGGGGCGCTCCTCGTACGCGCCGTCAGCGACGATGAAGTCGCCCTTGTTGATCGGGATGTGCGCGTGGCTGGGCCACACGGTCACGCTGATGGCCTTGTTAGTGCCGATGGAGCGGATGCGGATGTCGCGGACGGTACGGTCCCCGACGGTGCGCGTGCGCGGGTCAAACTGGACGAGGCCAGCGAAGCAACGATACTCATTGGTGCTCATAGTGTCTCCTTGTAGGTGTTCCACATTTTTACGAATAGATGATACGGTACGACTGTGTAGCGTCGTCCTGTTCGAGCCTCTCTGAGGAAGAGGGCCCACTCGCTTCCGCGAGCATTATGGTGCGCCTGCTTTAGGTCCGCGTCCTTGAGCGAGAGGCGCTTCTGGTACTTGCATTCAGGCGAGAAGTTACCGGGAAGGTCACACACGTCGGGAACATCATGACCGCGTGGGCCAGTACGAGTGCCCCCAAGATCACGAGCAACTTCCCTTTCCCAGTCCTTCCACTGCTTACTCCTGTTCGGTGGCAGGCTCATCGGGCTGCTCGTCGCCGGGGTCGCGGTTCGTGTCGAAGTCCGGGACCTCATCAGCGATGCTGCGGATGTTGGTGGGCAGGGACTCCTTGACGTTCTTGGCGTCATCGTACGCGGCGATCACGACCATGGCGCGGCCGTCGTCGTCCTCGATGTAGAAGCCGCCAGCGTCTACGGCGCGGAGCGTGAGGAACTCAAGGACTCCGCTAATGCGGAACCAGAGGCTCTCAGGACTGTCGCTGGTCTCGATGAGGAGAGCGCCAAGCGGGGTCTTGGGATCGAGCGCGGGCTCGTCCACGATGGTATTGTCGGTCATTATTCCTCCTAGTAGGGTTCGACTTCAGTAAAGATTTCAAGGTTGACGCGCTGGTCAGGCTTGTCCGTGATCTCAATGCGGCTCACGTCTCCTGCCTGCTTGCGGCGACTCTTGAAGTGGATGAGGCGAAAGCGGCCGGGCGCCTCTGCGCGAGCCTCTAGGCCACAATCCACGGCTGCTCCAATGTCGCTGGAGCCGCGAGTACGTACGTAACTGCTGGTAGATTCCCCCTTGTTCGTGTGGTGCAGGATCAGTATAGCAGATCCAGTCTCCTTTGTCAAGACGTTGATGCTATCGTTGAAGAGGGCCGCCATGGCTCCAGCATTGTTCTCGTCCTGCGTGTGGAGGCGAGTGAGGGAGTCCATGACGATGAGGCTCGGGTTGTACGCGATTGCCTCGTCGAGGAACTTGTCAAAGCGCTTGTCGAGGCGCACGCCCTGCCGGTGCAGGTACCTAAGGTTGTCGTGCTTCTCTAGGCCCAACTGCTTCAGGCGGTGATACACCACGTCGTACGGGTTCTCCTCGTCAATGTAGAGCACGCGGCCCTGATGATTCAGGTTCCACTTGATCCACTTGTCGTCACCATTGGCGACTGCTACGGCGAGGCTGAGGCTGATCCACGACTTGCCCACGTTGGGCTCTCCCACGAGGAGCGTAGAGTCTCCACGAGCGATGAGGCCGTCTACGAGCCACTCGTACTCTGGAGGAGCAATGGTAAGATCGAGGGGCGTGTAGTGCGTGGTGCCCTTCTTGCACTCCTTGACGAGGCTAGTGAAGGTCTCGATGCTGTACGAATCGAAAAACTCTACGATGTCCTTGACGTTCTCGGGCAGCACGATCCTCCGAGCCTTGAGCCCGAGGGCCTTGCGGATCTTGTTCCACGCCGTGTCTACGTTTCCGGTTCCCTTGTACGGGTCCCCGTCGTCATTGTCGAGCACGACGTAGATGGTCTCGAAGGAGTCGAGCGCGGGCAGGTCCTCCTCGTAGAGTCCGTAGAGTCCGCTCATACCGTACACGTTCGTGAGTCCGATGCCCTGTCCCTCCTGCCAGAGGCGCATGGTGTCAGTCTCTCCCTCGACAAGGAAGCAGTAGTTTGCGTTCGGGTCAGCCTTTCCGAAGAGTCCAAGGCGAGCGCCAGAGGGGCTCGTGAACTTGCGCTGGCCGGGACCGATGTAGCGCTTCTTCTCTCCGCGAGGGTGCGGGAAGACTACCCACTCGTAGTCGTCGTCAGAATGGACGCCGAAGGCCTCTAGGGTCTCCTCGTTGATGCCCTTGTTCTGCTTAAACCACGCCTTCTGATGCTCTGTAAGCAAGTTTACTCCCAGACTCGGATGAATACAAGCGTATCGCTCATGTTGCGGGGCTGAATAGCGACCATGCCGCCGTCAGACGGATTGGTGCCGCTCGTGTTGCCCTCGATGGTAGTGTACGTGTTCTTCTTGCCGGGCGGGTCGATGACGATGCCGATGTGGTCGGCCGTTCCATCGTCATTCCAGTCGAAGAGAACGATGTCTCCGGCCCGGACCTTCTCCTTCGGCACGATGGTAAGGCCATTGCGCTGGTTGCGAGCATCGTCGTGAACGAAGGGACAGTAAGCCCAGCGATTGCCACGCTGAAAGTGCTTAGCGCCTGCCTTGACGAAGCAGTACGTGACGAACATCGCGCACCACGGGCCGATGATGCCGTACCACTCTGCGAAGAGGACGTGGTTGCTGCCCGGGGGCTTCTCGGTCATGCCGAGGTACTGGTTCGCAACGCTGAGGGCGATCTCGCCAACGTTAACGCTCTTCTTGCGCTGATCGGATCGACGCCGCATGAGGACGCTAGGCTTCTTCTTGCCCATGAGGTAGTTGTTGAGCGTGGGCCCGTAGGTCGGGAGAATGTTACCAGTGCGATACCCGAGGCGCCACTTAGCCTGAGCGCACGCGCGAGCGGTCTGCTCTCCGAAGATGCCGTCGATCTTACCAGTCCACGCGCCGTACTCCTTCAGGAGGATCTGAGCAGCGCGAACGTCGGGTCCCCGCATCGGGGGAGTGGTAAGGCTAAGCGTTCTCATTGTCGCTCTCCTTGGTAAGCGCGTTCATGACCTTCTCGGCGGACGCGCGATTTTCGATAGAGCAGAAATGACGATACGTTCCAGAGATAGTGTCGTAAGAGAGTACATGATAGTCTCCCTTTCCCTCGTACTCATACGAGCAATAAATAATGTACTGCGGCATTTACTTCTCCTTACTCAGTGTTCTTCTTGGTGTTGGTATAAACCATGCGTTCCTGTAGCATGATGTAGCGGTTGAGATACCACTGGGCCTTGTACAGGTCCTGTAGTCCGCCCTTCATGCGCCAGCGGCTCAAGTATTTTAGCACATTGCCCTCGTGATAGTCAAGTCCGAGGCCTTCGATTGCCTCGATAGTTTCCATGGCTCCCATGGTGTAGTGCGCGGGACTGTTGATAGGATCATTGGTCCGCGAGTAGGCTGTAGTCATACTCCTCCTTGTCTGCCCAGTTTGTCCTGCTCCACTCGCAGTCTACCTCGATGGGCATGATGCGCGAGATTGTCTCGTCTGTCATGCACTCGGGGATGTTCTCTACAATGTAGGCCACGTCGTCGATGGCTGCGTCGATCATGATCTCGTCGTGGATGACGTTGACGATGTGAGACTGTAGTGGAGCGAGCGTGTTGCTCACGGTGTTGATGGCTGATCGCATGAGGTCTGCCGCGCTTCCCTGAATGAGGGCGTTTAGGGCCTTGTGCGAGTCCGTGACGTGTAGGTGGCGCCCGTGACTGTTGATGAGGTAGCCTCGCTGCTCTAGTACGTTGTCGATGCTGTTCCTGAGAGCGTTGATGCCGGGCCTCGTCTCGTGGTAGGCTCGCAGTAGTCGCCGCGCCTCCTCGTACTCTACGCCGAGTTGCGCCATGATCGTGCGCGTTCCTCCGCCGTAGATGATGCTGAAATTCAGGGTCTTGCCCACCTGCCTCTCTTCGTCGCTGATGTTCTGCCTCTTGTAGAGTCCCTTTGCGGTCTCAAGGTGAGGGTCCAGCCCGGCGACAATCTCGTCTCGAAGGCTCGTGTCGTTGACTCCTCGAATGAGGTAGTACGCGAGTAGGCGCACCTCGATAGCCTTGTAGTCGAAGAAGAGGAAGGCGTCGAGTTTGGGTACGAATGCACGCTTTACGTCCTTCTGTGTTCGCGGAATGTTTTGTACGTTCACGAGAGTTCTCCTACGATCTTATCATTCGCTAGTCGGAGTAGTACTTCGTATACTGTCATTGCGGCCTCGAAGTCTGGAGCCATGACGGGCCACCCTCCCTGAATGGGCTCTTCAGTGTACCAGTCGTACATGCTTACGATGTAGAGGTTCCAGTCCTCTTCCTCTTCGTCGTCTAGATAAGCCAAGGGGACTCGATCCCTAGCATGACTCGAATGGTGCGTCGAACGACGGCGGCCGCGCTGTAGAGCATCTCACTGTGGTCGGGGTGTCGCTGAGCGAAGTACTCGTACTCGTGTGCGAGTTCCAGTCCGCGCCTGATGGCCGCGAAGGCCTCTACTCGATCAAGACTCTTCTGCTGCTCCACTGCTCATCCTCCCTGTTCGTGTTCCGTGCTGCCTGAAGTGCGGGTGTAGGATACCACTGGTAGCCTCTTCCCAGATCGCGTCAAAGTACGTGCACTTGATCTTATTGGCCTCTCGAAGTTCTACGATGAGCGTAGCCAGTTCGTCATCCAAGCCGGAAAGCGTGGCCTTGTCAGTCTTTTCGACTCGTACTCCACGCTGTGCAAGTGCTTTGATGACTTGCGCTGGCGACTGAGGGTTGAAGTCTGGCCCGGATAGTTCTGCAATCCGCGCTTTCGTTTGATAAATACGATCACCGTACTCCCTCCGCTTGTCCTTTACATAGTCTCGATCTACGCTCAGTCCGTTCTTCTCGATCTCCATGAGATTCAGGGTGAGTTCCTTCTCCATGTCATAGAGTTCTCGAAGGCTCTCGTCCATCTGCTTGTCAAAGTACTCGTAGAGCCTGAGCGTAAACTCTGCGTCCTTAGCAGCGTAGGGAGCGAGGATTTCGTTCGGGATTGACTCGTACCCGTCTGCCTTTTTCAGTCCAGCCTTGCGCCGATACTTCTTCAGTACTTCGTCCTCGTCCGTGGACTCTCCCAGCACTTCTGCCGCGAGATACTTTAGTCCGGTCCGGCGGTGCTCGTCGATGAGGTGCGCCATGGCCTGCGTGTCTTCCCACTTGTCGATGTTGTCGAAGCACTCGGTGCCGACGCCAATGCCGACGAGTTTCTGAATGTCAAACTTGGCGTGGTGCATGATAATCTTGTCGGCCTCGTTCAGGCGCTCGTCAATCGCCTCTAGGTTCTCTTCGTCGTCCTGTCGCGCGTCAAACACGTAGGACATCATAGTCCCGTCAGGGTCGCGCCACGCGAGGCTAATCATGAAGGCCTCGTCGTCCCACTCTACTCCAGTGGTCTCGGTGTCAACGGAGAGGATGATTAGAGGACTCCCCGCTCGGTCAGGACGCTACGCATATTCTCGACGCTGAGGTCCTCGATTCCGAGGCACTCGGTGATCTGCTCGCGCGTCGGGGTCTCGGACGGGTCGAGGTTCTTCTCGCGGATCGTGTACTCCATGACCAACTTCTTCAGGGCGATGTCGTCCGTGGCCGCGCTGCGCTGCTTGGCGATGAAGTCGCGCTCCTCCTCGTCCCAGAGGTACAGGGCGATGCCGAACTGGTGGCAGGCCTTCTTCAGTGCCTCTGCCTGCGCGGTCTTTACGGCCGTGTCCGGATCGTAGTTGACGCCAGCGCCAACGCCGTCCCGGCTCGTGACGGATCGCAGGCTCGTGAGCACGTCATTGTCCTCGTCAAGACTGCTGACCGCGATGTCATTGGTAGAGACCACGAGGGTTCCGTGCACAATGGCGAGGAATTGGGCCTGCCCATTGCGCGTCGGGGGCATCACGTCGTGGCGCCACTCAATGTTATTGATGCGCCAGCCCCAACCAGCGCCGAGGACATCGTTGAGACGGTTGATGTAGCCGTCGATGGCAACGTAGTCCTGCCCCTTGGGGTTCTTCTTTACGAGGTTGGGGTGGAAGCGCTCAGAGAGTTCGATAGGAAGGTCCATGTTAGTCCTCAATCAGTAGGATGGCTAGAATAATGTTTAGTGCTATGTATGCAAGCAGTAAGCCTATGACTAGCACTTGCTCTTCTTCAGACTCAGGAGCATTTCGTCTGCTCCGCGCTCGGTCAGGATGTACTTTCCGAGGCACTTCTCGATCCAGCCCAACTGGAGGGCAAGCGCGAGGGCCTCGTCCGTGATGTCTACCTCCATGTTGTTGCGGCCAAAGCGCCTACGGAGTCTCTGCGTCATCTTCATTCGGAAGTCCAATCTCGTCGATGATTATAGCATACTTCTTGTCGATTTTCAAGTCGCCGTCCTTGAAGGTCCCTGCCGTAATGGTCTCCTCCATGCTGCACCCGCACGGGTCATCGTAGAGGCCTCCCCACGGGCAGAACATGGTCGTATAGTGGGGCTTGTAGATTAGACTCCACGTCTGCGAGCGGCCCTTCTTCTTCCACTGCCACTTTCCACTAGGGCCCTCTGGCAGAATGCCGGAGCGCTTCCAGTTCTCAATGCTGGTCTCGACCTCGCGCATCCTCGTGAGAACGGCCGTCTTAGCGTGCGGCTTGAATTCTAGGAATCTCGGCTCTTCCCAGCGATTCTTGTAGTCACTCGTAGAGGGAAGGTAGAGGACGGCGGTCTTGACGTTCTGCGTGGGACCGAAGTGGTAGTACGCGCTTACCTGCCACACGTGGTCGGGTTTCGGGTAGTCGCCAAGGAACATCATGCCGGGTCCGCTGATAGTCTTATAGTCGAGGAGCCACATCGTGTCGTCGATCTCGACGTAGGCGTCTGCGGTCCCTCCCCAGCGGTACTTCAACTTCGAGTGCTCTGCAATGATCTCGTACTCTGGCTTGTACTTTGGGTACAGACTCTTCATGGCATGGTGAATGGTCTCGTGCACTCCCGTTCCCTGAATCAGGGGGAACATTCGTCCCCACGCTGGCACCGTGCTCGGGTAGCCATAGGCGTGGTAGAGGACCGCGTGCCTGTCGTGCTGTAGGTGCTGAGAGAAGTGCAGGCGATCATCGTTCCGCGGAGCGCTGAGAAAGGCCTTTAGGTTTTCTACAATCACTCGTCGCCCTCCACGTAGTCGTGCCAGCGGACGACCAGTTCCTCCATGCTGTCAAGGACCTCGATCACGACCTGATCCGTCCCGGGCCGAACCGTGGCCTGCATGGTAGCAAGCAACTGGGGCCCGTAGAAAAGTCCAATGGTGGCCTCGTCGCGCTCCGTGGTCTTCTTGTTGATGTAGAACACTACTCGTCGTCCTTTCGCTTGATGACGGTCGCGCGCCAGCCCGGAGTATCGTTGGTCGGCGTGTACCTGAATGCGTACGTCTTGTAGCCCTGCTTGAACAGGAGCCTAGACGCATTGGCGAGAGAATCCGTGCTACCGATCCTGACGCCATCCACGTCGATGTTCCAACCGCGACCGTTTCGCTTGATCGTGGCCTCGTACGTCTTGGTCTTCTCCCTAGGCATCGTAGTGCTCGCTCTGCATGGCGTCCCAGACCTCGTATTTGGTCTCGATCTCGTGCATGATCCGGTCGTACTCGTAGTAGTCGCTATCAGGGTCCTCGCGGTCCCAGAAGGGATACTCGTCGCTCGTGCTCACTCCGTGCCTCCATAGTTCTCGGTGCTGTCGAGGTACTGATCCATCTCGCGGTAGTAGTGCTTGTAGAGGTCCGCGAGGTACCAGCGGATATCGGCGATGATCTCGCGCTCTCGGGGAGAGAAGCGATCCACCGCGTTCACCTCGTATCGGGCCAGAAACTCTTGGATGTCGCTGATAGCGTCCAAGTAGACGCTCATGCTATTGCTCCTTATGGGTACTATAGGACCTATATGTCCTATAAAGTTTTAGGTACCTATTGTTCCTATTGGTACCTATAGGTTCTTATTTTACCACACGAATCCGTGCTTGTCAAGTACTGTTACGTTCTTGTTACTCGGGTCGATTCATCGTGATCGACGTGTCCACGTAGTCCTTCGGATTGTTGTAGCCGTGACGGATGTAGGCCGAGCCCCCGTCCACAAAGATCGAGCCGCACGAGCACTCGATGAAGTTATTGCGATCCTTGGACTCGATGTGATCCCCGCACGACTTGCAGCGCGCAGAGTTCCTGATGATCGTGGTAGTCATGTCTAAACCTCCAGTATAGGGTTAGGGCTTGCGCTCGAAGATGCTGACCCAGAGGATTCCGAAGGCCAGCACGGGAATGATGATGTAGACTATCGCGTCCACTATTCCTCCTCGTACTCGTCGCTAGCGCTGTAAGTGTCCGGGTAGTCGTAGTCGAACGTCCAGTCGTGCGAGTTGTACAGGGCCTGCTCCTCCGAGCGGTCCCACTCGGGCAGGACGTACTCCGGGGGCTCGTGCAGGACGGCGTAGTCGTCGCTGTAGGCCCGGTCGTCCCAGTCGTTCAGCAAGTGCGTGTAGGTCTCCATGTCGTGCTCCTTTCTAGGATGGATATAGGCTAGCAGGCCTCTTCCTGCTTGTCAAGTACTACCAGAACCGATCTACGAGCAGCGCTACCATAAGCATTGCTAATGTAGGGATTACTGCGATGTACAGGGTCTCTTCCATTTCCTGCCTTTATAAACGATTTGGACCCCTCACTAATGGGGTAGTATTGGTAGGTCCCTAGAAGGCCCGCAGAGAGCCTCCTAGGGGCCTCAAAACGCGCCCTAGCCTACCGGCTAAGACTCTTAGCGATCCGATGAGCGGTCTCGCGGTCCGGGCACTCCGCCATCACGCGGCTCACGTACTCGCACTTCTTAGAGTACTGAAGCACCTGACACGACGTGCCCACGATGTAGACATAGTACCGATTCGGGTACTCCACGCGCTCCTTCGGATACGACTTCATGCTCCTCACTCTAGTGCTCCTTCCAGTCGTCGAAGAGGGACAGGGCCTCTCGCAGGGCTCCCGTCAGACTCTCAGGATACCCGACGCACTCGGACCTGTCAAGCGCGAGCCAGACCTCCTCCCGCGCGTCTCTCAGGGCCTCCCGAGAGACCATGCCCGGAGCAGCCGTCATGACGAAGTACGCCATGTCCACGACCGTCCACGCCTGCTCGTACTCGGGACACAGGACGGGCTCGTAGGCCTCGGGCTCCTGCTCGTCAATGTCGTCCAGCATGATGATGCTCATCAGTCCTCGTCCTCCGTCTCGTAGGAAATCGGAATGATGGTGAGAGAATCCAACACCAGTCCGATCAGATCGCCCTCCGCGAGATCCATCACGGCGTCCGGATTCTTACAGAACACCTCGATCTCAGTCTCGAAGGACCGGAACGTCACCTCGTCCAGCACCTCCACTCGGAAGGTCACCACGCGCTCGTCCGTGCTGTTCATCATAGCCTCCTTGGCTAGTTGTTGGCTTGCAGTAAGCAGTTTATCGACGTGCTCAGGTCCTGTCAAGAGACTTTACAAAATCTTTACAAATACCTAGGATTCGCCGCGCTCGTAGTACTCGTCCTGCGCGTCCAGCACCTCGGCCAGCAGGCGCTCCGCGCGGCGCTTCTCCAGCAGGCTCAGCATCACCATTTCCGCTTCCTCGTGGTTCAGGTAGATCTCCATGCTGTCCTCGCTCCCATGGATGAATCCCCGCAGGGCTCCCGCCACGATGGTCAGGTCCGTCGCGTTCCAGTTCTTCATTAGAGCCTCCTAGCCCTCGTTCTTTGGTTTCCTTGAGCAGTTTACAGACATGCTAGCCGCCTGAAGGCCCTTCAGCAGCGTCCTGTACTGGTGCTCCTTCACGACCACGGCCCTGTTCTCCTCCGCCGTCGCGGCCCGAGGCGCCTGCTGGCACTTCAGGATCTCGCACTTCACGTCGTCGATCAGGTCGCTGATGGCGAGCCCCAGTTCGTGGGCCCGGTACTCAATCGTGCTGTCGATCAAAGTCATGATAGCCTCCTTGGCTCTCAGTTGATAGGCACAGCCTGCCACCCCTACCCCCGGCTGTCAAGGGCCCTAACAAAATCCTAACATAATCTTTACAAATACCTTAGAAGTTAACCTCTCGCTCCCAGCGCTCCGCACGGTCAATCGCGTCCAGACGATCCCCCACAGCATGCAGATCGGCGTCCTCGTCTCGTACCACCATCACCGCTTCGATCTTGATAACTTTTATTAGGGTCTCCTAACACTCGTTTTTTGGCTTATTTGAGCCGTTTATCGACATGCTCAGGTCGTCGTCCTAGGCCTTGACCGGGACGCGTTCCATGATGTACTCAGCAGCGCGCTCCGCGGCATTCGCAGCCGTCACCAGCAGGCCCGGATCGTCCTGCAAGCGCGAAGCCCACGACTTCAGGTACGCCGCGCTGTGCTCCATCAGGTCCCTGTCCAGCCCAGCCGTTGCGTACAGCATCGCGGCCCCGATCTCCGCGACCAGTTCCTCCTTTGCGTACTCGTCCGATCCGAACGTGGTGGACTCGATCCGCTTCAGGCGCTTCTCGTGGCCGCTGCTGTGCACGATCTCGTGGAACAGCGTCTGGTAGTAGTGCTCCGGGCTCGTGAAGTCGCGCGGGTCCGGCATCGTGATCGCGTCGAACGCGGGCGAATAGCAGGCCCGGTCACCGCCATGCGTCAGAGGCACGCGCTCCGTCTCCAGCCAGCCATCCGCGATGGCCTGCGCCTCGTCGTGCGGCTCGAAGTCGGCTCCGGCGAGCAGCAGCGGCCCCAGCGTGAGCCCGTCAATCTGAGCCACGTTGAAGACCGTGTAGGCCTTCGTGAGCCAGAAGCGATCCGTCACCTCGCCCGTGCCCTTGTCCTTCTTCTCCACGGGGCTGTTGAACACAATCGTGGTGCCCTTCTCGCCCTTGCGGACCTGCGCTCCGGCCTCCTTGGCCTGCTTGTACGTCATCCAGCGGGGATCGCTGTAGCCCTTGGCGTGAGCGACGTAGCCGAGATAGAGGCGGTTGTAGCCCCTGTAGTAGCGGCCCGTGATGCCGTTGTGCGGAGCGTTCGGGTCGCCGATGCCGGAGCACGCCCACGGCTTCGACCACGGCGCGATGCCCTCTGCCATCATGTCGATCAGCGACTGTGCCACCTTTGCGTACAGTTCCTTGCGGTCCATCCTAGTGCCTCCTGCGGGGTCTCCCGCTGTCGTTGATGATAGGCTAGCAGGGGAATCGGACCCCTGTCAAGTCGCCAGACCTAGCCTGTGTCGTGCTACAGCCGTCCTTCGGAATCGCACCAGTCCAAGCCCGTGCTGTCGGCCACCTCGCGGTCGTTGTACCAGTTGTAGTACTCCCACGTGCAGCCCTCGTCGTCGCTGACGTAGAGGTTCCAGTAGGTCTCCCCGTCGACGACTTCTCGCTCAGTGTAGTACCCGTACATGATGCCTCCTGTCTGCCGGGATCATCCCCGGAAGCAACGCTAGGGGCTCGAACCCTAGTGCCTGCCAGTCGTCGCAGCGGTGCTACCCCGGCACCAGCGTGGTCTCGCCAATCGTCAGAGCAATGGCGTCCTGTTGATAGCGTTCGCGGAGCACTCCCAGACTACCCCGGAGCCACTCTACACAGTCGGAAGGCACTGCCGCTACCCAAGTCGCGGACTCCTCTGCCACTCCCTCCCACTCGCCTACAGACTGCGCAGCGTCCACGTACACCGTTGCGCCGAACGTCTCCAGCACTCCCCGCACGTCATTGCGGAAGTCGTCCCACTCGTCTGCGAACATATCCCCGCCGCCCGGTACTCCGCGTCCGATGCTGATCGTAACCGTTTTTGTGTCCATGTCATTCCTTCTGCATTGCCGGGGTCATTCCCGGAAAGGCAGCCGGGGACTCGAACCCCGGAGTGTTCCACTCTGCCTAGCGTCTAGCCGTAGATGACCTTACCAAACAGGGCCACCTGAATCACGCAGTCGTTGACATCCGTGCCAGCGATCCACGCGCCCTCATCGATGCTCTCGCGGCACTCCTCCTCGATGCTGCCCCAGAGGTTGTGCTTGCCCTCCGCGATCTCCACGATGGCCTTGGCGAGCCGCTCGAACGTGGCCCGGTACTTCATCTGCTCCTTGCCGTTCTCGCCGTACTCGTGCGCCTCGTGGACCGTCCAAATGATGGCGTCGCCCTGCACCTTGCCATCGCGGGCCCAGTAGCCCGTGCCGTCCATGTCGAGCACTCCCAGCACCATTTCCCGGTTGATCCGGACCTGACGGGTGACGTTGTAGACCCACTCGCCAGTCTCGAAGTCAACGGTGCTGGTGATGTTCTCGTGCTTAGTAACCATTGCCCCACTCCCTTCTCATCCCAGCATCATCGCTGGAGAGCCGCTGCCCGGACTTGCACCGGGTACGCCGGGAGACTTACCCGCCTCCCTGCCAGCACTGTGCCAGCGGCTGCGTTTTGCCTACTCAGTCAGTGTCTCGCCTTTCAGTCCTCTACCGGGGCCTAGCCTCCCCGTATCCTCCCCCGTATCAGCCCCTGTATGCCCTCCCGGGTCCGGCTGCTGGGTGCCTGCTGATCGAATGATTCCACGAGGTCCCCGGCGTGTCAAGTGCCAAGACGTAAAGATTTTGTAAAGATTCAAGAATCCCTGCATTTAAGCCAAAAATCAGGCCTATTCCTCCTCTCATTCCCGGTAGCAGAGAGGTGGGGATGGCAGGGGAAAGGGATCGGGGGGCTGCTGCTGGGAGCGTGCTGCGAGTGGGCTAGGCGTGTCCACCAGGCAGACACAACCAGTCGGTTGTATTTCTAGGATTCATGCGGGCTCGGGCTGATCTTTGTTACAACGGTCACAATGTCACCATGCATGGGGTGTATGTATCACTTGTCACAAGGTACCCCGGGGGCTCCGCAGGGCAGGCAGGCCCGAACCGTACCCCTACCCTCGACCTCAACCTGAACCCTAGACTCGGGCTCGGGCATGAAGGCAAAGGTCGTACGGGCGCGCGCGCGAGGGGCGACCCCCGTCCCGACCCCCAACCCTTATATGCAATAACTCCGATATGATTTTGGCACATTATGGTTTTGGCCTATGTTTTGTTGCCGTGGTGGCAATGGTTTGTTACGATTTGTTAACGATTTTGTTGCGGTGGTATTGGTCCTATGGGTACTATATGGTCCTATTTTGTTATTGGTACTATGTTTTTTAGGGTCCTATTGTTCCTATTGTTCCTATAGGTACTATATGGGCCAATTTTTTTGATGTTACTTTTTTGCGACTTGTGGTGTTATTATTGGTAGAGATGTTTTTTTTGTTCCGCGATTCGGATTGGGGGTGATTGTGTCCGCTACGACTGATTACGCTAATATGGATGGTGTTCCTTCGCAGACTTCGGGTGTGTCGCCTTTGAAGGCCGCTGATTGGAATACGTTTGTTCGTGATAATTTTGATGCTATTAAGTTTGGTCACTTGGTGACGACGGTGGCTGCTAGGCCGACGGGTATTGCTAATGGTACGATGATTTATGAGACGGATACTCGTTCTCCGATGCTGCGCTCGAATGGTGCGTGGGTGCCTGCTGGTTTGGCTGTGTGTGGTACGACGAGTGACTTGTCTGGTTTTACGGCTTCGCATGAGGGTTTGATTGCGTATGAGACGACGAATGATCGTTATCGTCGCTATACGGGTGCTGCGTGGGCTGCTTTGGTTACGACGAGTGATTTGACTGATTCGAGTGTTACTGAGGCTAAGATTGCTGATTCTTCGGTGACGAGCGCTAAGATTGCGAATGGTGCGATTGTTGATGCGGATGTTAATTCGTCGGCTGCGATTGCTAAGACGAAGATTGCTGGCACGGCATTGACGACTGCTGATACGGGTACTGTTACGAGTACGATTATTGCTGATGATACGATTGTGAATGCGGATATTAATTCGGCTGCCGCGATTGCGTACTCTAAGTTAGCCTTGTCTGGTAGTATTGTGAATGCGGATGTTAGTGCTTCTGCGGCTATTGCTGATTCTAAGTTGGCTACGATTAGTACGGCTGGTAAGGTGGCTAATAGTGCTACTACGGCAACTAATGCTAATACTGCGTCGGCTATTGTTGCTCGTGATGCTAGTGGTAATTTTAGTGCTGGTACGATTACGGCTAGTTTGAGTGGTAATGCTACTACTGCTACGGGATTGTCTAGTGGTGGTAATACGTTTGCTTGGCAGAGTGTGTCTGCTCAATGGTATACGGGATCTAATTTGCGCGCTAATGGGACTGTGTACGGTGTTAGTGGTGATTTTAGTAATCTTTATTCTACTGCTCTTTATTCCGCAGATATTACGGGAACATCAGGTGGTACGGCAGTGTTTGACGGTAGTGCTACGTTTAATTCGAGTATGTATGCGCCTAATATGTCCTCTACTACGAGTGCTGCTAATATGCGGCGTAATACAAGTTCTCCTTATGGTATTGTGTATTCTACGTCTAGTCGTAGGGTTAAGACGAATATTGAGCAGTATATTGTTGATCCGGCTAAATTATTGTCGTTTCGTGGTGTGACGTATAATTCGCTTTGTGAAGCGGATGATCCTAGTCTTTTGTTTGTTGGTTTTATTGCTGAGGAGGCTGAAGAGGCTGGTCTTAGCGAGTTTGTTGATTATGATGATAATGGTGTGGTTCAGAACTTTAATTATGCTCATTTTACTGCTGCTCTTCTTGAGTTGTGTAAGTATCAGGAGAAGCGTATTGATGATTTGGAGGCGCGCCTTAGCGCGTTGGAGGCTAGGTAGTGTTTGGTTCTAATGTTCAGCCGAAGAGGCGCATTAAGGAGGCTCGCAAGGAGCCGTGGTATTGTCACGCTTGCGACTTAGAGCACCCAGCGTACTACTCGAAGTGCCCGAAGTGCGGAGACCACCGCCCCCACTAGGAGAAGAATGCCTAACTATTCGTTTAAGGACGGCGTGACGGTAAAGCCCAAGGAGTTAGAGGAGATCCTTCTCCGCTACCCAGAGAAGTTTGGTTGGTTCCTGTCGAATGGCTACGCGCCCCACTATTATCAGAGCCTCTTTCACGCGAACTCGCACGAGGACACGCTGACGCGATTCCGGCACTTAGTCGCTGGTCGCCGCGGAGGAAAGACCCTCTCTGCCGCGTGGGAAGTTTTGTTCTATTGTCTCTTTCCCGAGCAGTTCCACCGAGATGCTCGCGGAAAGGAGGACAATGCCCCGCTCTGGGTGTGGGCAACGTCAAAGGATTATAAGGTCTTGCGGCCAGCACTCCTTACTTTGCGTAAGGTTATTACGGAGGCTGGAATGTCTATCGGCAAGGACGTGAAGGAGAATCGCGGCGCAATGACCTTTGAATTTCCCAACGGGAGCCTGATCGAGTTTAAGTCTTCGGATGATCCGCAGAGCCTTCGCGGCGCTGGCTTGGATATTCTCTGGATGGACGAGGCTGCTTTTATTAGGAGCGAGGAGCCGTGGCAGGTTATGCGCCCGGCTCTCTCTGATAAGCAGGGCCTTCTGATTACTACGACGACGCCTGACGGTAAGAACTGGTTTTATGACGAGTTCTGGAATAAGGACGCGATGAGTGACCCGAATCAGGGCCGCGTCGAGTATCGCTCGATTGATAATCCGTACTTTCCTAAGCGCGAGTGGGAGTACACGAAGCAGCGTTATCACCCGCTCCTTTTCGCGCAGGAGTACATGGCAGCGTTCGACTCTATGGCGGGCCGCGACCTAGCGGGCGATTGGCTCCAGTACTACACGGACGAGGATCTTCCGAGGGACGCTGACGGCGCCCTAGAGAAACTCCGCAAGTACATTGGCGTGGACCCTGCCGT